ACAATTGGTGTGCAACCTATGTCAGGTCCAGTAGGTTTGGCTTTTGCATTGCGCTATCGCTATGAAGGTCAAAGTTTGGATTGGCAAGATCCTACACGTCGTACATATGATGCGACAAACTTTGGACAAAAATATCGTGGCGGTTCTCAAGCTGCTGCAGATGGTCAAGAACTTGGTTACAACCAATTGTACACAGATTATTCTGGTACATCTTCAGCATCTTTGTCTGGTTTGGGTGGACAAAGTTCTGATTTCTATATTCCACCAGAAGATCGTGGTGTAGCAGAATGGTTGGCTAACTATGAATTAACAGGCCAAATTCCACAAGTAACAATTGAGTTCGAGAAGACAGCTGTTGAAGCTGGTACTCGTAGATTGGCATCTCGTTGGAGCGTTGAGCTTGAACAAGATTTGAAAAACATGCAAGGTATTGATATTGATAATGAAATGACAAATTCATTATCATATGAAATCCAAGCTGAAATTGACCGTGAAATGGTTATCAGAATGCTTCAAGTTTCATTGAATGCTGGTTATGGTAGAGGTTGGTCAACATGGACACCTGTATCAGCAGATGGTCGTTGGTTGGGTGAAAGAAATCGTGATTTCTACCAACATGTATTGATTGAAGCAAATCGCATTGCTGTTCGCAATCGTCGTGGTTCTGCTAACTTCATTATCACTACTCCTACAGTTTGCACAATCTTCGAAGCTCTTCCTGAATTCCAATTCATGCCTATTAATTCTACTGTTGCTACACAGCAAACAGGCATTGCAAAAGTAGGTGTTCTTGCAGGGCGTTATACAGTATACCGTGATACAAGAACAGAAGCACAGCAACCTTGGGTTCGCCCAGGCGTTCGCGATACACGCTTGGAATATTGCTTGCTTGGTTACAAAGGAGCAGAATATTACGATACAGGTATCGTATATTGTCCATACATTCCTGTTATGGTTCAGCGTACAATTGGTCCTAATGATTTCTCACCTCGTGTTGGTTTGCTAACACGTTACGGTGTTGTAGATCATTTGTTTGGTGCTGATTTGTATTATCACGTAATCATCGTGAAGGATCTTGGACAAGGTTTCGTACCAGGTTCAGCACATAAATACTTGTAATTTAGTTATTTAGGGAGGATTAAATTCCTCCCTAATAAAATCATAAGGAGAAAAGATGAGTTACGATGGTAAAAACTTAGGTCAAGTTGGTGAACTTTGGACATGGTCAGTTACACCTACTGCGATTCCAGTTGGAAATTTCCAACTTTATGATAATGGACGTCTTTATCTTAAAACAGTAAGAGATTGGGATACAGGCGCAATCAATGCAGCAAGTTCAATGTGGGTTGGTCTTTCAGCTAACGCATCTGATGGTTTAGCATTAGCAGTTAATTTTGGTAATGGCACAGTAAGTGCTCTTGCTATTAATTACGCACCATAATCTATATTAAATAGATTTATAAAATCCCGGATAGTTTTCTTGCTATTCGGGATTTTTTTTCATAAGTATTTAAAAATAGTTTTTAGGAGGAATTAAAATGTTTGAAATAACTTATGGTGGATCAAATAGCATAGATGGATCAACAATCGCACCTAATACTTGCGCAGAAGATACATCAGTAGCAATTCAAGTTAAGAATACAGCAGCTGCAGCAAATGTATCAGCTTTTATTACTGATTGGTCTATTGTGACACGCCCACTCCCGATTCCAGTACAAAACATTTTTGCTGTTGAAAAATCAGAAGATTTTCCTGTAATGGTTAGTCGCGAAAGTGGCAATGTAGAAGATGTATTTACAGTAGCAATGAGTGCTATAATTGGTGAGTGCCAAGAAGGTGCACGTTATGGTATTTTATCTTTAACATTAAGTTCTTCATATCTATCTGGCGATGGAGCAGGAACAGTTGACAATGTTGCAGTAACAGATAGTTATTCTACTGGTGTTTGTGAATTGACAACTACAATTACAGCGGTGAATGAGCCTTTTGGCGGGCATGTATGTTTGTCTGAACATGCACGTTTGTATGATTATGGAGAATACTAATCTTCGATGATCATAATAGGTAAGGAAGGTTGTCCTGATTGCAAGGAGATACGTAAAATCTTTCCTTATATTTCTTATTACGAGTTGCCGGACAAAGCAGAAAGTATAGGTGACTGCTTTGCCCGGCTTTTTAAATTATTGGGTATTTATCCTTGTGTAGCTTGTGTACATCGCCAATATTTATTAAATGAATGGTGGTCTAAATTATTTAATAATGCGTTTTTTAAAAGTGATTATCAAGTTGATAAATACCAGAAAAAAGTACGAATAGCATTAGCCAAACATAAGATAAGAAAATTTCCTGTAATATTATCAGATGATTTAGAACAAGTAATAGAAAAAGATTTATAATTATTCTTTTTCTTCTACTTCGGCCTCAATAGCATCATTTTTTTCTGCTTTATCTTTTTCATCACCAAATAACATTTTCATAACATCTTCTCTAGTACCTGTTACTAAAATATTATTTGTTTGATTTGTAGGACCACTAGGACCACTTTGTTTAAGTTCTTTAGCAGTATCATTTTTCTCTTTAGCTATATTAAATTTATTTAATACATCTAAGGCAGTAGTAACAGAGGTGAATAGTTTTGCATAAGATTCTATTTCTTCGGGGGTGCCTCCTCTGAATACTGTATTTTTTATTTCTTCTAATGCATTGACACCTTGTGTAATAACAAGAGATGTTTTTTTGATTACAAAATCAGAAACATTTTCACGATCAACTTCAGGTTGTTGAGTGGCTTCAATTTCTGCATTGACAAAAGACTTTAGTTCTTTTGTTTTTTCTAATTCTTCTGTTAAAGCGTTGACATCAATTTTCATTTTCTATAATTATTTATATCAAATAGTATATTTTTCAACAAAATCGGAGAAAATTATGTTTGTACTCAGCGAAGAAAAGGTTGAAAAATTCTATACGTATGGATTAGAATTCAATCCGGAAGAAGTAGAATTATTAAAGAAAATCGGTTTAGAACGAATAAAAAATGATGCAGATACATTAGTTGAATATGCAGTTAGGAAACTTATAGAAGATTTTACAATGCAAGTTCTTAATGAAGTAGATACTAGTGCGGTCGAAGCCGAGATGGCAAGAATGGAGGAAGAAGATGGAACAGATGATTAATTTTAATGGGAAGACTTATATTATCCCAGCAAATAAAGTAGGCAACCTTGTTATATGGCTTGAATCAAATGCAATTCAACCTAATACAGCACCGCAGCCTAGAATGGAGAATCGTAGACCGAGTGATCCAAGACAATTGTTATGTGAAAATGCTTGACATTTATTTTAAGATATAGTAATATTCTTTAAATAATTAGAACTATTTGGAGAATATTACTATGTCAGATAATAAAGAAATCCCTATTATACGATTCAAAAAGACCCACCAAGACGCTAAACTCCCCACCAGAAAACATGTTAGTGATTCTGGGGCAGATATTTATGCAGTCGAAGATGTGCTCATACAAGCTCAAAAATCTGTCATTGTCGAAACAGGTATTCAAGTTGCATATATAACACCCGGATATTGGTTCAAAGTAGAATCGCGAAGTGGCTTGAGTTTCAATCACGGCGTATTGGCACACCCAGGTATTATAGATCAAAATTACCGTGGTGGCTTGGGTATTTTATTATATAATCATGGGCATTTAAATTATCAAGTTAATAAAGGCGATCGTATTGCACAAATAGTATTGTATAAATTACAAGAATGTAATGTAGAGTGGGCAAAAGAAGTGGATGAAACAGATAGGGGCTCAAATGGATTCGGCTCCTCAGGTAAGTAATAATCATTGCGATTATGTACCAAATGATCCTGTATTAACTATTTACAGTAAACATATATATACGGATGTATGGCAAGATTTAAGTGTATATGGTATTAGTATAAATAAAATATTAATATTTTTACTTAATAATAAATAGATTGGATGTATGATGTTTGAAAACTTTTTAATTGAAAAGTATCGACCAAAGACATTAGACGAAATAGTCTTAACAGAAGATATAAAAGAGCAAATTAGGAAATTCCAGAGTAATGGTGAAATACCTAATTTGCTCTTTTGTTCTCGTGCAGGTTCTGGTAAAACATCTTTAGCTAAAATCATTGTAAATGAAATTTTACAATCGTCTTATTTATACATTAATGCATCAGATGAAAATGGAATTGATACAGTTAGATCAAAAGTCAAAGCATTTGCGCAAACAAAGTCTTTAAATGGCAATATTAAAGTCATCATATTAGATGAAGCAGACGGATTAACAAGTCAAGGACAGCGAGCATTAAGAGGTGCAATGGAAGAATATGCTGACAATGTCCGATTTATTCTTACTGCTAATTTTAAAAACAATATTATTGAAGCAATTTTATCACGAACACAGTTATTTGAAATAATCCCTCCATATGAAGCATATGTAGCAAGAGCAGTGCATGTATTAAAGAGTGAAAAAGTAAAAGTAACAGCGGAAGAAAAGAAAAAATTATTAGCATTAATAGATAATTGTTATCCAGATCTTAGATCTTTAATCAATAATTTAGATAAATTTATAAAAGAAGTTGATGATTCTAAACAATTATTGATTAATTCTGATATAATAGAAAATAGTATTGCAGAAGAATTATTTCAAAAATTATTAAACAAAGAAAATGTATTTGAAATGAGGTCTTTCATAATAGAGAATGAAGTAAATTTTGGAAATGATTATCATTCTTTATTAAGGGATCTGTTTGAGGCTGTTTTTAATAGTCAAATAGACTATGATAAAAAGAGAAGCGCCCTCATTATAATTGAGGACGCTAAAATGAAACATAACTTAGTAATGGATAAAGAAATTAATGCATACGCATGTGTTCTGAATCTTAGTAAGTTATTTTAGTAACTATGATGCAAACGTTCTAGTTCTGCAGCATATTTTCTAACTTCTGGATGATCGCATTGTTTCATGCGACCAATGATTTCCATTTCTTTGTCTTCTTCTTGCCCACTTGTTGCACGAGCCATAGCAGACATATTGTGCGAAGTATCAGTTGATTCACCATATGATGCTTTAGGTGTCACGCCCATGCCCATTTGTTTTAACATTGAATTAGTTAAATATTTTTGAAGACTAAGTAAGTCTTGTTGTTGTGCAATATGATAAAGCATTTTTCTTTTACTCATATCTCTGATCTTACTATTTTTAATAGTTTCTATTGCTAAATGTCTTGCTGATTCTAAATCAGGTGCTTCGTAAATTCGGTCAATAATACTTTGCAAGATGCTACTTACTTGTTTACCTTCTTCGATTGTCAATTCTTCGTATGGATTAACTTCATCGATTATATCTGTATTTTCAGTAAGAATTTTCTTTTCCCATATTTCTGCTAATATTTGTTTATCATCAGCCATTTTTATCTCCTTTGATGCATTTATTTTTGTTTGATTTCTACCATCTTGTGGAAGTGGTGAATTTTGAAGTGTGTGATTTTTTGTTGTAAGATTGTGTGTATCAACATATTGTTGATGTGCAGCACTTGACAAATCATCATTTTTTATAGGGCCTGCCTCTAGGTTTTCCTTCCTTTTAATGCTGTCTGGATATTGTGCATAACCAGAAGCATCAGAAATATCTATTTTTTCCAGAATATCCATTGGGAGAGTCATTGGATTACTCCACATACCAGGAGCATGTTCAGTGTAAACATCTGCCCAATAGCATTCTGGCCCTTCCGCCCCGCCTACAGTACCATTTGCTTGACCAGGATATTGCGATTTAACACAGCTGATGCGCAAATAATTGTCTTGTTCTTGCAAAGTACGAACCATTGCTTTCATTTGTTCAGAAGATGATTTAAAGAAATCATGATTTAAAGCATTTGGTTTAAGTTTTACATAGTCTCCATTCAAGAAACCATGTTGTTGAAAACGGTGCAATGTGCGTTCAACTACTAAATCAAATTTTCTTTTGAAATTGTCCATTTTAAAACTCCTGTAAATTATGAGTATATTTATAATTATTTATTAGATTAAGGATATAAAAATGGCATCAATAAGTTTTAATAATTTAGAAAACAACAATTTAATATCTGATAGTTTTACATATGTTGATTTTCATCTTGACTTGGAAGAAGATAAAATCAATGTGTATAATAGTAGAAATCAGAAAAGAGGGAGAGATGTTAAAGTAGCATATGATGTGAATGCTATTCGCAATTCTCTTACAAATATATTTAACACTATTCCAGGTCAAAGGCGTTTATTACCGACATTTGGGTTAGATTTGCGTAGGTATTTATTTGATCCTGTTTCTAAAGACAGAGCAGATACCATATCAAGAGATATATATTCTAACATAATTCAATGGGAACCGAGAGTTCGCATTGTAAATATATATGTAATCGGTGTGATTAGTGTTCAAGAATATAACATAACATTAGAATTAGCAATTCCGTTTGCAAAAGAAAAGTTTAGTTTTCAAGGTATATTAAATAAAGAAGGATTTTTCTTTGCGACATAAGGAGTAGAAATGCCAGAACAAACAAATTTTACAATCCCAAGAGACGGTTATTTATCATTTGATGCTTTAAATTTTAAACAATTTATTATTGATAGATTAAATGAAACAGGTGTATTTACGGATCAAAATTTTGAAGGTCCATATATTAATACTATTATTGAAATTCTTGGATACTTTTCACATACATTGTTATATTATTTAAATCAAACATCCACAGAATCTATGTTTTCTGAATCTCAAATTTATGAAAATATAAATCGAATAGTTAAATTAATTGATTATAAACCAATAGGGCGCCAAGCATCTATTTTAAATTTTGTAATGACAGCAAATGCAGGTGCATTATCAAGAGGAATGTATACTATTCCTCGTTATGCATATATCGATTATGATACTAAATCATTTTCTTTCAACGAAGATATTGTATTTGTAAAAACTGTGGGTTATAATACATCACAAACATTAACCAATATATCACAACAAAAGTTAATGTATCAAGGCATATATACAGAGTATCCAAAATATACTGCTGCTGGTAATGACAATGAAATTATTTTCTTCGCCCCAGGTGATAATGTTATTATTGATCATTTTAATATAGATGTGTATGTTAAAAAGCAAAGTGTGGGGCATTGGAAGAAATGGAATAGGTCTATATCATTATATCTTGAAAATGCATTTGCAGAGTCTTATGAAGTCCGATTCAATGAAAATAAAAGATATGAAATCAAATTTGGCAATGGCATTAACGGCAAGAAATTAGAAAAAGGCGATGAAGTATCTATATTTTATTTAGAATCGAATGGTACGAATGGAGAAGTAGGGCCCGGATTTTTCGGTTTACCAGGTAGCAATGGTACAGAATTAAAGAGATTCTCTACAGCAACTTACGAAGATATATTAACAGATATTCAACAGAATGTAGTAGATGAAATCGAATATTTAAATGAGACTCAAATTAAATCATTAACTATTACAAATGAAAGAGCGTCTACATTTTACAGCAAAGAAGAGAGTGTAGATTCTATTCGTAATTTTGCTCCAAGTACATTTAGATCCCAATATAGATTAAGCATTGATCAAGATTACGAAACATATGTTTTGACTAATTTTGCTAACCTCATTCAGGATGTTAAAGCAGTCAATAATAGTAAATATATGACTGAACAAATGAAATATTATTATGATTTAGGCATAAAGGATCCTAATAATGTTTCAAATCTTTTATATAACCAGTTATACTTTGCTGACGCATGTAATTTTAATAATGTATATTTGACTGCAGTACCTAAGAGTGTATCGAATACACGTAATCAAACAGATTCACTAACAGCAGCACAAAAAGAATTAATAATTTCTACGATGAGAAATATTAAAACAATGACTAGTGAAGTGATTATTTTAGATCCAGTTTACATGGCGGTTGATTTTGTATTACCTGAATCTGGCATTGATCCTACTATTGATGACATTGATTCATCTGAATTAGTTGTCGTAAAGGATCCCGATTCAAGGAGAGATGAAGAATCTATTAAACAAGATGTATATAACGTGTTTTTAAGTTATTTTAGTAGGGACAATTCGACATTAGGCCAAGAGATTGATGTTAATTATTTAGCATCTCAAGTTTTAAATGTAGAAGGTGTGCAAACATTCTATACATCAAGAACAGACGTAGATGTTACTTACAATGGGTTAGCATTTTTAGTTTGGGATCCTGTATATCCTATTGGCGGTGATTATGTAGTTAAGAATTTCCAATTATCTTATTTTCAATATCCTTATTTGAATGATAGAGATAATTTTGTAAATAAAATTAGAATTGAATCTACAATTACTATTTTTGAAAACGTTGAATTCTAAGGATTAATAATGATTGATTACGCAATATATTTTGCAAATGCACCATCTCCAGCAGAACCAGGACAATTAGTTTCATTGCGTGTATATCTTTCTGCTGGAGATACTGATACACATGATCTTATTTTGTATTCACAAAATTCACGTTCATTTCCTTCATTGGGAGATTTTAAATGGTCTCATTTAAGACCTGAGTGGAATTTTTTAGATTCAGGGTTTAATTTAATATCAAGCATATCAGCTACTGACACAATTCTTTATGATAGCAGCGGCAATACAATTGGAACAACAGGCTATGCAGATTTCTACTATGTAGATGATATGCCGACTAAAGTGACGAGTCCAATTAAATTATGGGCTACTTTGGATACACATGGTAAAACATTTACCAATTTAGATTATTCACGTTGTATTAACAGTCAATTAGCTATACCAGGATACGCAAATAGTTTAATTTCAACATATACTAATGCAGTAATCAAACAACAGTTCCCAACACATTTAAAAATAACAAAAAATGGTATAGATCCAATAGATCCATTACAATGGGCTGGTAATTCAATTTATAATGTTATTACAATTAATAGTAGTGGAGCTAGAACATTTACAAATTATTGTTCGTCTTATTTATTGAGTGGAGAATCTTATCAGACAGATGGAGTAATTTTTGATTATCCACAAGAATTTACAGTATCGCAACAAGCAGCTGCACAAAACCCATTACACAGAGGAGTATATGATCCAGTATCTGCATATCCTACAAAAATAGTAGACGGAAAGGATATATGGATTCAGCGATGGGAATTAGTAGACCCTAATGCAGCAGAAGAAAAACAACAAGATAATTCAAGAGATGCATGGAGGGCTGCTAAGAATGATGATTCTGTTACTACAGTTCCATGGAATCCAATACCTGCATATTTTAGAAGATATCAAGAAGCTAATAGTGAAAGTTTATATAATGGTGGTTACATAAGAAATAGAGCTATTATTGCAGATAGAGATGAAGCAGAAACTACTACTGCATATATAACAGCTGAAGTGGAAGGTGTATGGAAATATTCAAGTGAATTTTCAGATGATTCGCCTGTAGTAACATGGGTATCAAATCCAGGCACAAATAAAATCTACAGAGGATTCTTTTCATCAGAAATAACAGGATCAGACATATTTTATGGTCCGGCTGCCCCATCTGCGTATTCAGATGCTTTTAGTGTTCCTTATTTAGGGACAGCAGATCCAGGAGGCGCTGCAGGTTATAGTGGCATATTTGGCATTGCAATGAATCCATGTGGTGATGTATGGATGGCAGAGCCCGCATTAAGTAAGATATATAGAGTAAATTCATCTGGATCAATAGCACAAACAATTGATTTAGTAGATGGATCATCACCTGCAGGCATTAGTTTAGATGGTAATGGCAATATTTTCGTAACATTATTTGATTCAGTATCTGTATTAAAATATGATAACAATGGAACACATGTAGATACATTTACACCAATATGGAAGACTGGTTATCAATATCCAGATTTTCCTAATCCAGGTGCAAGTGCTATTGATAATTTATTCAAACCGACTGCGGCAGAACCAGATAGAAATAATCATGTATGGGTTACATATACAAATACAGTATGTTGTTTTCTCGTTAAATATGACAACTATGGAAATAGATTATTAGATGTTGATCTTCCAGTTGCTTCAAATCCAACAGATATTGTAGTTGATTATGATAATAATATATATGTTACTTTAACATATCATGCGTCAGCTGGTGAAGGTGAAGTTAGAAAATATAGAGAAAATGGATCTCTTATAAATTCATGGTCTTTTGAGCATCCAATGTTTATTACACCAGACCGTGACAATGGTGTATGGTTTACTTATAGTAATATGAGTATTGCTAATATTAATGAAGCAGGTACTGTAGCATATGATTTATGTGGAATTGCTAGTGATCCTTCAGTTATAACACCTTCATTAAGTGATAATTATTATGATGGTATTGCATGTGATTCATTTAATAGAATATGGGTTATTAATGGATATGAAAAAAGAGCATATATTATAAACCAGAATGATGGAACGAGAATTGGGTACATAGAACTGGGGCCTTTATCTGTACAAGAATGGTATAATGATCTTGGGTATACATATTATCAAAGCAGTATATACAATAAAGGACCGCAAGCATTTGGTGATTGGACAGGCCAAAGATGGATGCAAAAGTATTATGCACCTATTCAACCTGACGGAACAATTACATTTAAAATATCAGGTATAAGCGATCCTTTCGAAATTAAACGATTCAAAAATTATGATATAAGAAAATACAATGAAAGTTGGGATGCTGTAGAAAGATTAAAAGCATATAACCCAGCTTTCCACATATCACATAATAATCCAGTATTGTTTGATCAAGTATTTGGTGCTGTTTATAATGGAACTTCTAATGAAGATATAGAGAACCCATCTTTTGGTAGATCCATATATGAAAAAATTGCTAACTTCGTACAAAATCATAGGGATGTTGATGCATGTAATATTGATCAATTATATTCTTTAGCAGAAGAATTAGATGTACCTATTGATAATTATAATTTGAATTTTCCATTTGAATTAAATAGAATAATGGATTTAATATCTGTTAATCAACAAACATTATGGGGTGGAAATTGTCCATGCAATAGAAATATATGGACGCAATTTAAATCATATATAGATGAAGATAATACAGTATCTTATTTATCTGGTTATTGCAGACGGTGTGGTCATGATCATGTAGGCAATAGAGGCGAACTATTTAATCCATTAACATATATGTGTACCGCATATATACCATTTGTATTGTTTGACAGAACAGAAGAAACATATTCGTACATTGTACCTCCGCGCATAACAGAAACAACAATATTAACAACATACCCATTATCTGATTATTGGGATACTGTATTACCAAAAGTATATTCACAAACAGATTTTGTTGCATCAGTAACGCCATATTGTTTTTATGCCCATGTTGATTTAAGTTGTGGGTATCAAATAGCAGGTGTTGTTAATTGGAGTGACGAATATACAACATTAAATAAACAATTATCTACTGCAGATGATTGGTATGGAGATGGTGGCATAATTGATCAATATTTAAATTATATTTTAAGAAAAAATCTTGACTTGGAAGAATATTAATGAAACCTTTAATCACACATTCTAATACTAGAACTTTAACAGATACAAGAAGCGATGAAAACGCGCCGTATTCATTTGCTGAGTGGTATGGCAGAAACACAGGTCTTATTCCAGGTGAAGAAAGAAAACAATACGAAAGATATTTAAGAGATTGGTATAAAAGCAAAGATGACGATGAAGAAATAGAACTATATCGTTTAAAAAATGATTATATATCATTATTACAGCAATTAACATTAGCTTTTAGAAATGAAGAAGATGAAAAATGGTTACAAGATATTGATTGGGATGATGATTTTGACATTGAACAAGCTATTCCATATTATGTTAAAAAATTAAAACAGATTGCATTATATCTTGTTAATAAAAGAGAAGCACTTAAAAAAGCTAAATTAAAATATAATATGGTGGGTTCTAATAATGCATCTATTAGATTATTCTATGAGTATATATTAAAAGCGTTTACAAAAAGAACTGTATCAACAAGTGATATTGGTAATGAATATTCTAGTAATATTACAGATCCAGATGTCTGGGCTACTTTACCACATCTTTCAGCTGCTCGTTTAGATTTTAGTATTGAAATAGAAGATTTATATGACGATACAAAATATTTTGATAGAGATCCCATTGTACCAGTTTCATCGTATTTCAATTTAAGTGCTTCTGATGTATTTTCATTTTTTGTTAATCAAGGATGGTCTGTTAATTTAGTTCCTTGGCTATATAGCACAGGAGTAATGAATGTATGTGCAGATAACCCTCTCATATGGTCTGTATTAGACGTACTTGCACAATATGAAGATTCTGGTGTAGTACCATTGTCTGCAGTTGAGTCCGTTGATAATCCAATATTAAACGATTATAATAGAATCTCATTAACTCAAAAATATTTAGGCAGTGAACAGAATATTATATCTAGCGGTTACTATAATTTATGGGCTGATCAACTTAATATTTCAATGTTAGTTGGAAATAATTGGTTTTGGTGGCCTTCAGGTGAAATATTTGATGATTATGACTTTGCATTTCAATTAGATCCGATAGCATTAACCAATACATCTCTTATAAGTTCGGGTGCACATGGTGCAGCAACATATAGAGAAGCTGATCGCATATTCGTTAAGGATAATGATAGTATTAAAGGAGCATGGTTATATTATGACAATGAAAAAACTACAACTAAAAATATAAGTTGTGGCATGTTCCGTAATAGGACACCTATGTATTTTCCATATCCAGGGTATGGAGTAAGTGGTGAGTATTTAGATTGGACAGGCAAGGGATTTTCAAATTTGGATCCTACGTTTTATTATTTAGACAATAGTGTACAAAAGAATATTTTGACATTATATTGGAATACTACAACTAATACTGCAACAGGAATAAAACCATTATCAATTCATGATACCACATTAATTGAAGATGGGGCGACTCCGGGGACTATATTTTCTAATGCAGATCAAATAATTTATAGACCGAATGGACCATATGACATAACAAAAAATGAAGTATATAATGGCAATGATATTGAGTATGCTTGGTTATATAAAATGTTGAATACTGACATCCCCGTTGCAGCGGGAACTAATACTATTTTATGGCCTTTTGAAAGATATGGATCAACTATCAATTTTGTAATTCCAACGACTGCACAATGTGCGCCAATTGATATTAATGATATTGATTTATCTCAACATATGTTAGGTGTAGTGGCTGGGTATTCTTTAGAGACAGGTGATTTAATAACAAAAATACAAACACCAGGATCTTTATCAGATGATAATATTATAGAAGTGGCTTGGTTATCAGGTGCTACATTGAATTACAATAATCTAGTAGAAGGTGTATCACAACCAGGATTGACTTTCGAATGTGCTGACGGTGATTATGCAACATTTATTTGGGAAGGACCAGATAATACTGTTGCTGATACTGTATTTAAACATCACCAGCATCAAACAGATTGTAATTATTTACTTGGAGATCAGTTTTCATTATACAGAGAAAGACCAGTGCATGATAAAGATCATATTGATTATAATAAATGGAAAGATTGCACATGTAAAGCATTATTCTATTCACCATTAGGACATCCAGGAGATAGTTTTAATGACTATGAAAGAATGTGTGATTATATTATTGCTGATACTGGTAATGCATCTGAATTAAATTTAAAGAATTGGCGCGATGATGATAATAATGGTATTGAAACAAGTTCAGACTTTGCATGGTTTAACATATCAGCGCGATATGTAGAACCAGATGTTGGTTGGGGTCCTGGTAGATGGAAGACAGCTGCAGGCAAACAATTTAAATTAAGAAATGGTAAACGCTATCATTATTATCGTTCTAATTTAAATAGAGATGACGATTTGGATGGAGATTCACAAGCACCATATGTTATTTATAAATATCCATATAGTAATAGTAACATTTATAAATGGATAGGCGCGGAATATAGTATCGATGATGAAACTTGGATATCAACTGATGCCGCATCGAGAATGACAATAAATCCTGGCGATTACATTGTTATAGAACATAGGGAAACAATCAGGCATAGAACATCTGCGTCAGAAGTAAATCAAGTTTCTTATGTACAAACAGAAGTAACATCACAAATTGACTATAGTGAAGAAGACGCTCAAATCATTACTACTGTTACTCAGTCTCCTAAAACTAGGGTTGAAACTACTATAACTGAAAATGAAACACAGACAAAATATATAAGCGGCATTGCAAGTAGTGTTAACTTTATGATTAATATTCCATTATCAGGGTGGAATTATGAAACAAATGCATATGATGCAACATCATTAGGTGGAAGACCGTATTGGGCGGAAGCAACAGATATTGAAGATGATAACACTAAACAAAAAGGTATTGATATTTGGGGCGGCAATAAATATGCCGTAGACAATTATAATTTTTTTACTCAACCAATTATTTCTAATTTAAATTTTGAATTGGATTCATATTTTGAATATATAAAGAAGGGCGATAATTTTACATGGATACAACCTATTGATTTTCAAATAGATAATCAAATCAAAGTATGGAATAAACTCGAAATAAACGAATCTGGTGTATCTACGTTAGAAGATGTTATTTTTAATATTGATTCTGAATTGGTTGTAAGTGCTACTTTTGAAGAATCTGATATTGAATTAAATGTAGATTTATATAATCCGTTGCAAATCAATTATTATGCAGTAAGCAGTTTTGAATGGAGCCAACGTGTAACCAATTCTAATTTAGGCATTCCGCCTTCTGGTGGAGTATGGAATCCAATATTAAGTGCTGCATTAGTAAACCCTGCATTACCATATACAAATTTAACTAATAGACATTTCCCTACAGTAGCCACATTCCCTTATATGGGTGATTTATATGCAACAAGAGATGTAGGTGGATATTTTATACCTCAAATGATTGGCGCATATACATATGTAGGCAAATATTATACAAATCAATTGAATACAGACTATATAAATACGCTTGATGATCGTGATGACAATTTAATTTTCAGAGAAATAGATGTATTTCGTTCTGACGCTGGGTATTCATTGAAAACACAAATACAACCAGTATCTACTATTTCAATAGACATGTATTGGATGAAAGGGGCTATTACAGAAGGTTATAAAGCGGGCGTACCAGTTGATATCAGAGACCATCAAGAATTTATACCATACCAAACTAGATATGAAATAGTTAAGAAAAATGATAGCGGTATAGTAAGACAAGGTGATGGGTTTGATCCATGGACTGGTCCTCTTGATAATACATGGGAAAATCCTACTGATTGGCCTTTGAACTTTAAGAAAGAACAAAATATTGAAGGATGGTATAATCAGTTTATAGAAATAAATAATAAGAATATACATCAATGGAAAACTGATATCTTTGGTAATCAATATTTCTTGATAAAGGATTATGGCTCGGAACAATCTATATACAATAGGAATAGAATGCCAGGAACAATGTGGGTTAGAGATAGTAGAAATGTAATAAAGCGCATTCCAGCTGATTTAATTAATAATTTCGTGTATTTTGGAAATACATATCCAGAGCAGGTTTCTATATCAGCTGAACTAAGTTCTAGTGTACGAGATATTGACATATGGTTTGATGCCTTTGCTGTAAGAACAGAAAGCCACTTTTTCATTGCTCGCATTCATTTTGATTATGATGATGGCATTATATTTTCTATAGCAGATTTTATGCATTACATCCCAATTGATGAAACTCAAGGACAATATTTTGGTGGCGTCTGGTTCTTTGATGAAGAAAAAACTGTAACCATTTGTAGATTAGTATCTTCTAATTATATAGCACCTGAACTTTATAAGTTAGATTTAAATACATTTAATCTTACTATAATGTATAATGAGACAGCAACTGTGTTTAATAATTTAACTGCTTTAGGATTGACATCTATTGAAGATCCCGTATTTACATACAATAAAGACCTGCAGAAATATAATATAGCATTTGAAGGCTATTCACCTAAGTATATATCAGTAACAGATCCAGGAATGATATTAACTGTAGGGACAATTGATGTTGAAGGTGATGAATTAGGATTAGAAAGTGTTACTACAATTTTACCAATAACGGGATAAGGATTTAAAATGGCTGATTATTATGCATATGCAAGGATAACAAATATAACACCATTAAGTGCAGCACATCCAATAGAAGGTTCTACTCCTCATAGATTCACCATTGATTGGGAATATACAGATCCTAATAGAGTTTATACAAAAGTAGAAATATATAGATATATTGGGCCTGGTTTAACATGTGTTACATCAAGTAATGTGGACGATCGAAAAGAGAACTTTGTTCTTATAAATACAATTGATATAGATAATAATTCAAGTAAACCTACATCATATACAGATAATTTAGTTGGATTTTATTCTGATAAAACATCTAATTTAATTCAAACTCATTCTTTAACAGATGCTTTTAATGATAAAGAAGTTTTAGACACTATTTATTATACTCAGAGAACAATATGGTATAGAATTTTAACATATGTAGATGGCGGATTTTTTGATACTGTGCCATATATTATGACAAGTCATGCTGATACGAAATCTGTTGCATTGCATTCTACAAAAACACAAGTAAAGCATAACATTTTACGATATGAAGGTGATGTAGTATGGATTGCTGGCATGCACATTTACTATGGTGCGAATCAATCATATATGTCAAGAACTTCTGTAGATGTAAATAGATTATATGATCCAATTGACGGCATAAGACATAGAGGAACATATGGATATGGTGGCTGGGGTTGGGTGACTGATAGAAGAAATAGTCAAACATATAAGTTTAGTTTAAGAGATGGTCGAATGTTAGGGGCATATAACACAGCAGGCCAGCAAACTCCTAAACTAATACATGGGCACGGGGTATGTGCGGATAAAGATACTGGTGATGCAATAGCAATTCCATTTTCAAGTACTGCAGATCCTGCAAGCAGAATGTATAGATGTAATAAAAATACAGAAACATCTTTGGTTGCTTTAGATAATTCTGATTTAACAGAAGATGTTTCCAGATGTTATGGTCTGACAGTGCAGGCGGGTGTTCCTAAAACATATTATTATGTAAGATGGTTCTCCAGCACCCCGGATCCATATACAGTAGATAAAGATTGGACTCCATATGGAGATAATGGAACTGGAGGCATATGGAAAGTTACTGTATATGGCGATAAAATTACAAGCAATGAAGTTATAAAATATTATGCGTATGATGATAATGTAGATTCTGATGGGTTTTCACCTGATAATTTGTATGGCGGCTCTCTAGATATTTCTAGTGCTTTTGGACGACCTGCGGGTACTATATTTAATAACATAACATTCCCATACGGCATATGTAGTGGGCCAGATGGCACAATTTTCTGGTCTCGATGGCTTCATAGAGGTTTGTATTATTATGATATAAATGGTAATTATAAAGTAGCTTCTGGTTGGGGCACATCTACAACTTTTCTAGAACAACCGCCTGGATCAGGTACGTGGCAAGGATATGCAGTTAGGACAGGCGAACCATGGAAGCCTGTATTGGGAGCAGGAAATAGAGGTGTTACTACAGATAATACAGGTGTTTATCCTAATACAAATAATTCGTATTGGGTGTTTATGATCTCAACTGCATGGTCTGGTATAGATGGCGCACCGTATAGTGTAAGTAATAAAACTATAGGTTCGCCTGCATTTTCTATAGAATTTAAAGACTATTTTTCATGGATGGATTTTGCTACATTGGGTGGATCTACTGTATATGGATGCGCCGCTGATTCAGAAAATAATATATATGCAGCTGGTGTATCTTTAGTAAAAATATATAGATTGGAAGATGGAACTGAATTTCCATACCAAGCGAGATGTAGATGGCCTTCAGTTCCATTATCTGCATGGGGTGAAGACTCATTTACAAATGACCCTGTAATTGAATGGTTTTTATTAAGAGATGACGCAGAAATGGATAACGCCGTTTCAAAATCTATTCAATTATATGACGGTGATGGCAATTTACAAACATACAACATGACTGCTAGTGCAGCATGGATTGCATTAACAGATCATAGGCGTTATGCGGGTGAAGTAAATCTTGATAATGACGGTACATGTTGGAGAAGAAATTATTCTCTCGGGTTTGTAAATTCATTTGTATTTGGTATAGCTGTAAGTGGAATGTTTGAGGATTTATTGCAGTTCAGTACTGGAGAGCCAGAAGATATTGTCGACGATATGTATACAAAAAGAAAAGAAGACATACGTCGATGGGCGGATACTTATGGCACTGATAATGCTAACATAAGTGGCAGAAGAATATATCCTAAATGGGATACAGATTTAGGTGAATATCAAGGCATGCCAGTAACAGACACTCCATATAGAATGACTTTATTGCGTGACTTTGATATAGCAGGCTTATCAATCCAAGGTCCATATGCGCATGTGGCGGGTGATTCTAGAGGTTCTAGATATTATTTCTTTTATAGTGTTGATGGTTCGTCTTTAAGAAGCATGGGTTATACATATATGTACTCTGACTTCACCGGAAATGTTCTTATCAATGCATTAGATGAGTTGCCTACTAGAAATTCGTTTGGTTATCCTCCTCCTTCTATACCGGACCCTATTTTAAGTGTGACAGATTATACACAATTTTCTCCTTTAGATGAAAGTAGATGGGGTACTTATGAAGAAGGTACATATAATTCTGCTGTGACTGCTATTACTGGATATGATGATACTGTTTTAAAATATAGAGGTGATGTTACAAATAGTACTTTTGTAGTAACTGGATGGGAATTTAAAACAGATGATTATGGATATGATTTTGGAAGTACAACACCAAATACTAATACTATAAATTATAATATAAATAATACATATAGAACAAATTTAGATTATGTAGAAATATTAACATCAGAAGAGTATACATATAATGATCCATCTAAATATGGTTTGAGCGCCAGACCTCCATGGTGGTGGGATAGACCTACACCAAATCATCCAGCATACGGTCAATTTTTGCCTTATTTAATAGCAAAAAGTAATAATAATTTATATACATGCGAAGTAGTAGCAGCGACAAGCAACTTTGCTCAAGTATGTGTTTTAGAGAGACATCCAACACCGCAGTTTTTGATAAATCCTACAGAGAATAAACAATTAAGGAAAGACTGGTTTGGGTGCCCTTTATCATGGAAGCCAGATGAAAGATTTGATAAACTAGATCAATTGGGTGCATTTGGTGATCCCGATAGTAAAAATTATTTAGCATATGGTGTAGATCCAATTTCTTCATGTATATTAGAAAAATCTATATCAAGAACATTCCCAATCTCTGCATGGGAATTGACTATTGAAAATTTTGATCCTTGGTATAATCGCAATGAATCAATTGATTTAGATGTAGATGATTATAATGGACCTGATAGGGCAGATTTTGTAGGAACAGGCGCTTATCCGTTAACATGTGACATATTTAGATATGGATTGCATAAATTAACTTTGAATGTAAAAGCAAGCAATACTGATACAATGAATCCGTCGACAGGTGATATAGGTGATGAAACATTTGTACAATATTTATGTGTTAAAGAGTTTGAACCATTTTCTAATTTTTGGATTATAAGTGGGCAAACAGTTCCATCCAACTACAGTGATGAAAACAGTACACCAGTAGTTCCAACCGTTGATGTATTTCCATACGACGTGCCATTTCATTTTATATCAGGCTATGCGCCTCATTTAACTGTTATGTTCGAAGATACGTCTGAAGCACATACATTTCCTATTAGTTCTTATAATTGGAATTTCGGTGATTATTATGCGGGTTGTGATAATTTTGAAATAGTAGAGGCTGGCAATTCTGTTGGTGGATTAGGTGTAGTAGATATTCAAAACACTCCTTGTTGGGATACATCTGCTGTTAATCATAGAGTTGAGCATACGTACGTAATGCCTGGATTTTATGACGTCACATTAACCGTAGAAGCTTCTAATACATCCACACCAGATTTATGTGCGAGATATGTTGAGCTTGAAAAGTTTGCAGTATATGTACAAGAGATACCTCCACAATGTGACATTAAAGCGGCTTCTGCATATCCAGACATATTTACTAATTCAATTCAATTCTCATCTGTTGCACAGCCATTAACATTATGGTTTAGCGCATCAGATACTATTCCAGGATCATTTCCTATTTGCCGTGTTGATTGGGATTTCGATGATGGATCTTCAATAATTAGTATTACAAGAAAACCTGAGTCATTAACATATGTAGATGGAACAGAAACATTATATGTTAGTGATTATGAAATGAATACATTGGACATATTTGATCCAACTAATATTGCAATTCGACATACATATGAAACTACTGTATATGACGAACAATTTACATTCAGTCCTTCTGTTACAGTATATGCATGCAATACAAATACAGCAGGGAAGGGTTGTGAATTAACAGTTGGCCCAATATCACCACCAGCATTGTCGGCTACTAATAAGCCAGATAATAGACATTTAATCAAGAGTCGCTACTTAAATAATGATGATGATTTACTATTAGTATTTGAAGGTGATACTGGTACAACAAATACATTATATAATATTGCATTGTCTGCTGGTGTATCTGGGTTATATTTAGAACCCGGTAGAAGTTTACCAAAAGCAGCTGCGCCAACTATATATCCTGCATTAACAGATCAATCAGCAACAGGAGATTTCTGGGTTGTCATAACTAATACAGTACCAGGCACACAAGTATATTGTATTATTACCGGTGTATATGCTGGATATTATACGGAACCAATTTACGTAAATACAACGCCTGCAGCTTATGTATATGCGTTAACTATAGGTGATAATTATATATCATCTGATATAGCTGAGAAGATTTACACAACAGTTTAAGGATTACCATGTATAAACAAGATATAGTATTAAGGGCTAACTGGGCACCATTGTCAGCAGTATATCCTTATGATAATAATATTACATTATCACCCGTATTAACTACTTGGTATGATGGGTATAAAACTTTTCATCATCCATTATATGAATATGCAAGAGATGTCACAGTTAATAAAGACCAAGAATTGGCTCTCACAAATGAAAAAAGTTTATTTGAATTTATCAGAACATTAAATGGACAAACATATGTATTAGGTTCATATATTGTATTATCAATTGGTGGACGTTTTATTAAGACTATTAATAATAAACTTCAGTTAGATTATTTGTTCGATAGAATATTCACAAGAGAACATTTATTCCGGATGATTATTAACAGTGATGGCTCAATATCATTTACACAAGGCAATGGATTATATGTATCTGTACAACAAGAATTGCCATTCGATTTAACATTAGATGAACAATATTCAGAAGAAGATTCGGATAAACAAAGATTTTATTTTGTATCATCTGAAAATAATCTTCAAATGTATATTACAACAAGGATTAGAAATCCCATATATTCATCGTACCCAGATTCACCTGAATATTTTGAAAGGTTTTGGAGTTTTGACGAACCTTGCGATAATAGTGATAGTCCAAGTCAAGTAAGAGCAGTTGGTATGATCGAAGACGATGATTATACCTATGAAAATAAATATCTTTTTAATGTTAATGGTTTAGATGTTTATTATGATGCTGATGGATTTAATAAAGATTATGTTTGGACAATGTATTGGAATGAATTGCGTGATAAAGAACATAATATAGATGTTATTCATAATGAAACTAAAAGTATAACAGGAATTAAATTAAACAATTTAATTGATTTACCATATAAATCAAAGATTGTATTAAATGATGTATATACAGGTTCTATGGAAGTGAACATTGCTAATTTGAAAAATGTATTAACACCTGAATATGAAGTAGACTATTCAGAAGAAGTTTATACATACAAACAATGGGCACAGTTATATGAATTGGACACATTAGTAGATCCGATTTCATATTTACCTGCAGGTGATCCATTTGTAGTACTATCGAATGCATCTGCGCCAGTAGGAGAAGTGTATGCGGAATACAGATGTTCTGTTACAGTTTACTCACCTTTACAATATATATTAGCTACAGCGACACCATCTGCATGGACGTTTGAAGATGCAATTTCAGCATCAGATACATTTGTAGATACTTGTACTAGTTATTTAGCAGGGCCATGAAATAAGTAGTTCTATGAGTGAATATGCAATATTTAGAGATATAACGCCATGGCAAGATGTAATTTCAACAGGTTTAACACCTCATGTAATTATTACAACATGGAATAGGCCTGCAACATCTGATCAAAGTACTGATTCTTATAATATATATAGAGCTATTACAGACATAGATTCATATGTAGTCCCTTCTACGTTTTATCAAATCGGCACTAATATCAACATTCAAAAAGGTAGATACGTAGATAATTTAACAGATTATTATGATACAAATTCTGGTGAATTGACAGCACAAATACCTGTTGAAAATGTTTTCAATGATAAAGATTTATTAGATCAAGTATATGCAACCAGAAGAACTATTTGGTATGCATTAGAAACAATTAATAGTTTATCGCCACCAGGGTCTTCTTTTATAACATTATTATCTGGATTACAAGAATCTGAGAATATATCATTTCCTGTTCGCACAGTTAATTTGCGTAATTACCAAAGAATTTTTACAGGCACTAATCAAGAATATGGTTATGAAAAACCATTTTTAAGTTTTACTGGTTCGACAACAGAATTAACATTTGAAAAAGATAAGTCAACATATTTTCATTATCCCAGAGAATCTGCATTAATTTCTGTGTCTGCATCTAAGCTTATTGAAAATGGTGCTATTCCTGGTACTGCACCATATAGAGCAGATAGAATTTGGAAAAAGCAAGCTGATTATGAAAACAATATTTGGTGGGGCAATTCAACACCAGCGGAAAATGAAAATGGAACATGGCTATGCGCATGGTTATCAGGGAATCCAAATAATCCAAATCAAAAACCTGTTTGGATGGATCGTTATTATCTTCCCGGGTATTTAAATGATGCTTTTGTTTATGTTTCAAACACACCGGAAGTATGGGATACACCTTCTTCATTAACATTTGAATCTGGTGTTTGGTATAGGTATGATCATATAGGTGAAGATACTAACACAGCAATTGTTAATTATCTAACTACTGATGGTGGAATGAAATTGCATCTAGATAATTGGGATGAAATTACGCCAGATGAATCAGGTAATAGTAATGTAGCTTTTATTGAAAACTATAATGCTGCTATGATTCAACCATATAGTGTAAGCTTAGAAAGACCTCAAGATACTTCTTTGAAATTAAACGGAAATTATCAAAGTAGTTTTGTTCGATATTCTACAGGCATTGCATTGCTAAGTAGCATGTCCTTTTCATTTTGGGCAAGAGCTAATGATTGGAACAATGTTCAAGGTAACCACTTTATTAGTAAGAATTTGCGAGGTGGTTGGTGTGTAAAATATAACAATGGGTTTTTTACCCCAACCATGCATGTGTATGATTTAAGTGGTCAAGTACATACTTATAGCACAGATGGTGGATTAGTATTAGTAAAAGAATATCCAGGCAATAGTCAAATCCAGTCGATTGCTATAGATTCTGAGTTTTACACTTGGGTTTTAGACAATGGTATTTATGATAGTTATAAACATGCATATAAAGTTGATTACAATGGAGATGTAATTGCACAAATTGAATTTCCTACAAGCATTAATTTAAGCGGTATGTATGTAGATATAAGTGATAATGTATATGTATATTCATCATTAGGTACGCTTTCTGCGTATAATACATTTGGTACATCGTTAAGTTCATATTCTAATATATCTAAACAAGCAAATGCTCTTATGGGATTAGATGGCACTGTTTGTATAGATAATAATGGATTTTTATGGGAAATCAGGGATGGTAATATATATCGTGACGAATATACATTAATTACGAGTATACCAGATGCTTTAAAGATTGATTGTGATTCAAATAATAATATTTGGATTTTGCATGGTGAACGTAGCTATTCCAAATACAATAGAAGTGGTGAATTAATTATAACAGGCGAAATTGGAAGTGCTATTACATATGGTGAAAGAGCTATTCATTTTACGAATGAATATTATAACGGCAGCAATAAAGATTTTGTATGGTTTTATCAAGAAGTAGACCGTGCTATTTACAAACATGATACAGATGGTAATTTTGTATTTAGATTAGATACAACACAATTTGACATGGCGCCGAGGGGTGTAGGTGATTGTACTGGGTTCAAATGGCATCGTTTAAACAATTTCGATATTAATAGAGAGACGCCGCAAATTGAAGCAGAATTATATGTATATGATGGAACGCAAGAGAAATTAAGAGAAACTAATCCACCATTAAAATATACATTTTCAACCGATTCATCTGCATTAGCAAATCAAGATTGGCATATGTTTAGTTTTACATTTGAATATGCCCCTACAAGTGATACAGGAGAAATGAAATTTTATTTAGATTCTACATTGAGAGAAACTATATCAAATATACCATCTGGACATATAATATATTATGAATATGAAAATCCATTATATATAGGAGCTAATGTAGGTAAGATCAAAAGCTTAGGTGAGGAAATTAAAAGTTCACAATTATTTTTTAATGGTAGTATTGATGATGTTAGAATATATGATTGTGTATTAGACATATCTGATTTAAGACATATCTATTTCGAACGTTATGGTTTTAGAGATATGAAGTGGAATATGTTTACACCAGAACATGATTATATAGAAGAAATAGTAAGGTTCTTTAAACATAAAATGCCTGGCATAAAATCGCAATTTTATAATATACGATTGACTGGATCTAAAATTACTGATCCAAATACACGCACAATCATTGAAGATATTATACGAGATGTAATAAGTAAAACAGCGCCTATGCATACAGATTTGTTTAATATAATATGGGATTAAAAAATGTCATACGACTCAATAAGATTAATTGAAAGTACAAGATCGGATTTATCTACTGACTTTTATGTTGTTAGTTATTTAAGCGCATCTCCTAATATATATGGACTATTAGGCGGTATTGACGGTTATTGGTATACTTCAGATGGGCCGCCTATATTTTCTGGAACTACTTATACAGAAACGAGTTCTGTAAGGGCCAATAAAGCATTTAATACTAATGATCAATTTAATGCAAATCCTTATACTATAAGCGTAACATTTCTAAACACCAATGAATTTTCTATTCCTACTTTATATTTCATAACTACAGGAACACCTAGTTTATCTGCAAGTGATGTATTGCAGCCATGGAGATATAGATTGGAACCATTTGACATTAATTCAAATGGTATATCAGCCGAGTTTCTTTTATTTGACGATGATGATCAAATACAAAGCATTGTATCATATTATAGTGCTTTTGACCCAACAGACGGCGCTGATGGGAATCCTGCAATTTATTTTAATTATGCCCCATCTGGAGTAACATGGCCTAATTATTATTTTGATTTAGTATCTAATGATGATCAGCAAACATTAATGTGGGATAATACTACTTTATATCAAGAATTGAGTGTAGATGGTGTAGCCGTTGAATTTAATAGTTTTTATAGTAGCACCCCACCTCTTAATTTTATTTTAGAAAGTTACATAGACGATGGATTGCAAATAGTTAGAACACAACCGTTCATATCTTTCACATGGCCGTACGATTATAATATATATAATGCAAGTATCTTATCTAGTAGTTCTAAAAGATATTGGATAACATTTCAAACAGGTGGTGAATTCCCTCCTTCTACTACATTGAAATGTAAGTGGAGAGTAACACCTACTGATGGTGTTACCATTGATGGTATAGGAAGAGGACGATTATATAACCAACGATTCGGATATACATTTGATGAGGATGGCTGGACCGATGCAGATACGTTGGACAAGCTTGGTATGATGGAATTAGAAGCTGTTGATTTTTCAGAAACTTATTCTGTTGTGTTAAGCACAAATTTCAGTTTACAAGAGTATAATAATGTTGTAGGTCAATATTACGATGACACATTAGATTTCAGGCCATATCAAAATTTACAAGATGGGGATAATTTATATGTAAAAGTTACTCCATTAGTATTTGCATCTACACCTCGAATATATAGAATTGAGACATTAGGGAGAAGAAGTGGTTTAGCAAGTACTTCTTATTATACAACAGCATGTGTTCCTCCTATCAATAAAGAAAATCAAGAAGAGATTGAAGATGAAATTTTTAATTTAAATCCAAATCAATTATTATTAATACGTGCTGCATGGCCTGAAGATAACACTTTAACTATAACCAATGCTGTAGGTTCTCCTTACACCTTTTCAGATATTGCTGAAGCTGCAGGGTCGGCATCAAGGCTAGATTTCAATATAATCACAGATGAAGTAGAAGTAAACCCATCTTTAAATAGTTATTCCGTTACCGCATATGCAGTAAGTTCTGGGGAAGTGCCTAATTGCAGTGTTATTGCAAGGGGCATTGCAGATTTCAGTGTTATGGATTGGGTATCAGATTCAGTTTATTCTCCAGAGTTTGCTATTAATTATGAAGATACAGACACTACAGATATATATAGATTAACTAGCAATAATGTTTTTTATAATATATCATGTTTTGACAGGACACGATATCCTGCAGAATCACAAGGATCTGTATATTTTAATGTGGTAGGACAAGATATTGCATATACAGTATCTTTAGGTGGGAACGCAACATTGACAGTGCCCGCAAGCATTGCAGATACTCATACGATAACTATGTCAGCATTATTGACAAACCCTTCTTGGCCTGCATCTCAAGCAAAAACAGCGGTTGATAAAAGAGTTCATTTGGTTTCATACTTTCCACCAGCATCATTTGCAGTCTTTCCTGAATATTACTGGGACTCTTCATCAAAGTCATTTGTAGTAAATACAGATACTAATCCAGTTGTTAGTTCTTTTGCTAATTGTCATACAGAAAATTTTGTATTATGCTCTTACACACCTGCACCAACTACTGTGTGGATTATGGGCGATGTGTATAATTTAGATGATAAAATTATAGTAACTGATTCAGATAGTAATTTTACATTTAATGAAAATTCTGATTACATTAAGAAACAAATTCAAACGCGACCAGAAACAACATTTCATAATGTGACTGTTGGTTTATTTAATAGTGAACTGCCAATAGATATGAATTTGTATTATTATGATGATCAAACAGGTGCACAGACAATTTATGAGAATTTTAGTGTAACAAATTCAAGTTTAAGTTCCTCACCAGATCCTTTACAGTTTTATAATTTAGGATCACAAGGCATAACATTAATTAGTGCAAATAAAGTATCCATAGCAGCACCAAAGGAATCTATAACGTTTAATGGAAGTGGTGTATTTTTTGATACGGTGCCTGTTATATGGGATAATGATTCGTTTAACTCATTTAATTGGAATATTAGTACTAGAAATTGGACGAAGCAGTCCTCTGTGTTTTCAACTGAATTTATATATAAACCAAAAGTTGATAATTTAGTTGCTATTGATTATGTTCCCAATTTCTATCCATTCAAGATAGATTTTATATTAACAACAGTTGCAACACCAAGCGCATCAGATTTTTATGAAGGTTGGTGTGTTAATAATATATTGTTACAAGATTCAGTAGCATATCAAGTTACGTCATATCCAATAGTTCCTTCCATATATACACCTAATTTCTTTGCGTTGACAGGCGAAGATGTTGCTTATGAAAATGTATTACCTGAATATGAAGGTTTATCTGCTGTATGGACTGATAATAGTGTATCTGTAGAATATGGTGAATCCATGAGTCCATATATTACAAATTACAATAGTGCAGGCATTCAGGATGTAACATTAACAACGATTTATGATGATAGTACATATTCTATTGAATGCACAAGTGTTGAAATATTAAACAGATTTACTGCGCATGATAGAAATTATGAAAGAGTGTATGGAAGTACACCATTAATACTTCCTTATAATAGACAACTGTCACTTATGCCACCAAATGAATGGTCAACATATAAAACATTCAATGGAATGATTGATCGTTTAGAAGAGAATTTAACATATCTTGATAATATGTCTAAAATCTATGATGCCCCACCAACAAGATATGTTGGCTGGTTGGGTACTACATTAGATGTAAATTCACAATATACTTATTGGCATGTTAATTTGCCTGGTGTTGATTATGTTTATGACAGTCCACTATATGCTACTAACGGAAGATTTACAAATATAACAGATATTTATGTAGCAGGAAATAATGAATACTTTCCGTCAAATACAATGGTTATTGCAGAATCAACTAAAATGCATTTAATTTCAAGTGATTATCTAGCAACGCCAATTAGTGAAAGAAACTATAGAACTATTGGAGATAATTTTGCAAATTTAGTTTCAATAGATGTAGATTCAAACGGTAGAATTTATACATTAGATAAAGTAAAAAATAGAATAGTTGTATTTAGATATAGTTTCGCTATTGATCGTTGGATTGTTCTTTATGATTGGGGCGGTTTAGGCGGTGTAAAAGCTACGAATAAATTTAATAGGCCAAACAAATTAGCATTAGATAGATTTAATAATGTATGGGTTGCAGATACTGGTAATAAATGTATTAAGAAATACTCATCAGAAGGCGGGTGGAGATTAACCATTACGCATTCATTAATGAATAAAAGTGAACCAATAAGTGTTGCTATTGATTCTACTGGTGTAATACATGTATTAACACAAGACAAGGTTATTAAATTTAATTCAGAAACTGGTGAATATATTGATTCATATACATTCTTTAATCCAAACAATGACCCTGCACGTGATATAATTGCAAGTCAAGATGATGGATTTATGTATGTTCTATTAAGTACACGCGTTGTGAAAATTTTAGAAGACGGTACATTTGCGGGCGATTTTGCAGATACATTGGATTTAGATTATAATTATAATAGTATAATGCATGATAAGCATCGCAATTTATATATTACAAATGTAAATCACATTTTAAAATATGTAGATAGATTAATTATACGAGATTTAAAATTAAATGTAGATTATCATGCATGGCCGGTTTCAGCTATATATGTTAATAAAGAAGAATATAATCAAAGTTGGATACTTAATAAGAGTTTCCAAAGAATGTGGGATAATCTTGAAGTATTTAGAAGAAGCATTATAGCCAAGCCGAGTGCCGTATTAGATGATGATGGCAATACCAGATTAATTGTATCTAATCATTCACCAGATGAATATCATGAATTTGAATACGATAAATCACAAGTATACATTGCGGTAAATGAATTAGTAACTTCAAATGTTGTTAATAGATGCGCTGGCCAATTATTTGATGCGATTAATTATTTAAGAGAATTATTATCTGAAGGCAGAGTACAAATTGATACTGAATTTAGTATAAGGCCGTCTAAAAAAATAATTTGTGAGGATATTGATGTCGTGTTGACACTAGGACAGTCATATGATTTTTATATAGATGATTTAGATTGTCATCCAGATTACACTGTAGATGTAAATGACATATTTAATACTAAACCAAATCTTGGAGTAGTATCATTAAATACTAACAGCAATGGCGATTATTATATTCGATATAGTCCGACACCATTAGAAGGTGGAGGATATAAAAGTGGTTCAGACAGTTTCAGAATCAATTACAAGCGCAATAATGCAAGTATAGTTTTATATCGAGCTATAAATTTGATTTTATTACCAATAGTTTAAAGAGAGGAAAAAATGAGTAGATTCCATAATAAATGGCATAGACACAATCATCACACAGATAATACGGGTCATACGAGTGAGCCAGATGCTATGCATGATCCTATAGCAAGTGAAAGCGATCCTTTTATTGGAGATTTTCATATTGAAGGTGATATAGTAGCAGATGGTGGATCCGGCGGACTTTTTACTAGCTTATCGGGAGCAGATTTATCAGCAACAACTATGACGTTTGAAGATGCTGCGGTGACTTTTTCATCATTAGCATCTACTGGTGCGTTCTTATCTATTGTTGTAAACGGTAGTGCAGTATATGTTCCTTTATACCAGTAAAAACATATGAAAAATAATAAATAATTATAGAATTAACCTTTAACCTGCTTGTTCGCGATGTTCAAGCCTGTATAAAGAGTATACCTGCTGATTCCGTAAGGATGAAGCCTAATTTGTTAAAGGAGAAAGAAAATGGCATTAAATCCAAATATAACAGCATTAATTTCTGCTGATTATCCACCTGCAGAAGCCGAACGTGGTAAATTTACACGTTTGGATATGAGTTCTATTAGCAGCTACCCAACAGGCAGCGGGAGTCTAATAGCACGAGGACGCTACGCTCAATTTGTATATGTAGTTAATCCTCCAAACTTATCAGCACAAAACATTACAATTCCTGGTACTGTTACTATTGATGAAATCCAAGATCCGGTTACAATTGATACTGTTCAAACCACCGTAGATGTCGAAGTAACGAATGCAGCTGAATTAACAACAGTTAGAATTGATAATGTCAGTGATCTTACAACAGTTGATGCAAATGTAACGAATGTTTGGGAGTTTACCTCTGTAGATGCAAATATTACGAATGCTGATGTGTTAACATCTGTCTTCGTTACTAATGCAATTGATTTCACAACAGTTGATGCCACTATAACGAATGCTAACGATCTTACTTCAGTTGATGCAAATGTAACTAATGCAGCTGACTTGACATCAGTATTTGTTACTAATGCGGATGACTTTACAACGGTAGATGCAAATGTAACAAATGCTAATGAGTTAACATCAGTATATGTTGAAAATGCTTCTGATTTTACAACAGTTGATGCAAATGTAACAAATGCTGCTGATTTAACATCTGTATTTGTTACTAATGCGGCAGATTTTACTGATGTTAATGCAACAATTACTAATGCTGCAGAATTGACAAATGTTAATGTTACAAATGTTTGGGAATTTACTTCGGTAGATGCGAATGTAACAAATGCATGGGAATTGACAGATGTTAGGGTTACAAATCCAGAAGAATTTACAGATGTAACTATTACTAATGTAATAAGCACTATACAAATACTTAACAATTCATTATGGATAGGAACAAGTAATTATAAAACCGAAGCAACAGTCTATAGCTTTGATCCAGTGATAAGACATCTTGAAGTTTTTAATGACTCAAATGACACAGCTTATCTCATGTTAAGTACTACAGATTTTGATAACTTAACTGCATTGGGATTTAAAATGATGCCATTTTCTTTTTATAATATAGGACGTGAAGTTGCAGAATTAACAATAGGCACAGATAATGCTGCTGGATCACTTTTAAGAGTATTTGGCCATTATATAGGATAAGGAGCAATAAATGAAAAAATTGTTTTTAACATTTTCAATTCTGTTAATGTTTTGTGTGACCATACTTGGTCAACACAGTCATTACACTTTGCCCCAATCTCCTTGGATTATGAATATAGATGGCAATAATAAAACTCTTACTAATGCTACTGCTATTTATATTATAGATTGGCCTGTTGGATCAAATCAAGTTGTTCATAAAGCATATGTAGATTTGGCCGACAGTAATTTATATGATTCAATTGTAGGGGTTTTAGGAACAGGGTACGTAACACGGACAGGATCATTAGGCGCAAACATTCAAACAACTCCAGATGTATTAGGAACATTTGGTACTAACATTTTATTTTTTGTTAATACTAATAATGTATCTTTTGGTTATAATATATTAGAAGGAGGTAAGGCTGTTGCATTAGGTTATAATATTAATGCATTAACAAACGGTGTAGGTATTGGTAAAGTAGTTACTGCTTATGACTTTGGTGTGGGTATTGGTATTGGTGCTCAAGGACAAGTTAAAGGTGTTGGTATAGGTTACAATGCTACTGGCCAAGATAATGGTGTAGCAATTGGTAATGCGGCTGCTGGTAATAATCAAGGCGTAGGTATAGGTGAATTTGCAGACGGTACAGGGCAAGGATGTGTATCTATTGGTTGGGATGCAGTAATTGATAGTGGAGGTGGCAATTTTACTAATACTATTCAACTTGGTCCAGGTGACAATGTCAATGAAGGATCCGTTAAATGTTTTGATTGGGAATTAATACAGCCAAATGGCATTATACATCCAGATCGTTTGGCGGGATATGGTTTAGGTGATGTATATTTAGCAGCAGACAATGCTTTTACGGGATCCAATAGTTTTCCTAGTTTAACTTTAAATGGCGAATATATTACATCTTGGAATGATTTAACTAATTTTACTGGTGATAATCTTGGTGATCACACTGCTGAAATGAATTTGGATATGGCTGGTTATAATATAACTAATATTAGTTCTATCATATTTGAAGATGGAAGCATTATTACAACAGGCGCAAGTATTCACATTATCTCAGATGTAGAAATTCAAGGAAGTTTACTTGTAACAGAAACAATTGATGTTAAACAAATTAATGTAACTAATTTGAATGTTGAAAATGTCGTATCTAATTTTTATATAAATGGCTGGATGGACATGCAATGGAATCCAATCTCTAATGCATTTATTTTTGGTGATGGTAGTGGTTTGACTAATTTAGATATAGCAGATGAACTTGCTAATTATACGCCATTAAATGATTTTACTAATTATCAAATTGCTGCTAGTAATGACATTGCAGATCTTCAAACTGATGTTGCAGGAAAATTGGATAGTAATCATTGGGCCGATGCAGATTCTACGACAAATTATTTTCCAAGAACTGGAGGAAATATATCAGGACAAGTTATTATAGATAGTTCATTAATTGTAACAAATTCTATATTAACATATGGAGATATTGATATACAAGGAAATAACATTCTTGAAATAAGACAGTTGAGAGCAGCTACTGCAGATGAAGACGGATTAAGAATCATTTTTACAAAAGGTAGTGAAGGTATTGGTTTTTATGAAAGCGGTATTATGGAGTTCACTACAAATAATGCTGGAGAAAACGAGATTCAAATATTGGCAGATTTAACAGATTTTCAAAGTACAACAGTTACAGGTGTTGGAAATTTATATGTAAGTGGTTCTGTGAACTTTGATGATGGAAGCAATCTAAGTGAAGACAGTGATGGTAATTTAGAGATAGACTCTGTTAGTGATTACACAGAGTTCAGTGGAGATAGTTTAACGAATATTGCTTATATATATGTTAATGATGATGTAGTAATATCAGACACAAAATCACTAAACCAGTTGTATGATGCTTTTGTTGCTTCTTCTAACGAATTTTTGAAAACAGCCGCTTTAGAAGATCTTTCTAATAGTGTAATTCAAGCTGGGTTAGAGTTTACTAACTTTACCACTCATGTAACCAATACATTTTATAAAAATACAGGTGGTGAATTATACGGTGATATCGAATTGCAAACAAACAACATAACGCAAGTAAGATCAATAACTTACATTCCTACTAATATGACAGGTATTGGTTCAGAAGGAACTACTTGGTGGGATGAAACAGAACGCACATTATCGATACAAACTGAAGAGAGCAGTGTAGCATTACATGCAGGACAAGGAACTTGGGTTAGAGTTAGAAATGAGTCAGGATCAACAATTACTAAGGGTGAGGTTGTTTATGCTGCAGGGGTTACTTCAGGTACTACAAACCTTTTCTTAATAGATGTTGCATCAGTAGATGACACAAATACATTTAGTATACTTGGACTTGTATCAGAAGAAATAGATGATGATAAAAACGGATATGTTACATCTTTAGGCTTTCTTAGAAACAGCGGCATAACATCAAGCTATAATGATGGTGATGTACTTTATTTAAGCACAGATGGCAGTCTTAGTGACAGTCCAGGAGATTATGAAGTAGAAATTTGTACAGTTATAAATGCTACAGATGGTATTGTTTATGTTAATCCAAAAGATGCTATAATACCACAACCAAGTGCAGGTATAGGTGGACTTGTTACTAATGGTGCTAATAATGAAATTGTATTTGGGGTATCAAATGCTAATGCAATTGTTGTTTTAACATTTGCAGAAGATGTTGGACAATTAATGATTCCAATGATTACAAATCAAACATCTACAAATGCACATTTTGTAGTTAGAGATTCATGGGGTGTAAATACAAATAGTTTGGAAATCAATTGGATATTGGGAATTCAACAATGATAAGAAAGTTTTTGTTTATAATATTAATTTCATTTATTGCTAGTAGTATTTTAGCAGAAATACCTATTTATCTTAGAAGAAATAGTACTTCCTGGAATGCTATTACTAATGGTACTTGGGATGGACGTGCATCTATAAGTAGTGTTGAAACAAGAGAAAATGACACTATGGTAGTATTAATAACATCAATGCTTGAAAGAGATTTATTTTCTGGCGATATTGGTGTGGTTTATGATACTGACAAACATCTTGAATTATTGGACGAGATTGAATTAGGTCAAACTAATGGATACGCTGCAGTATTTTACAGACAAATATATAATAATTATACCGGATCAGCTAGTTTAAGAGTAACTAACGCCACACATACATTTGGCGGTATTATGACACTTTTTATTCTATCTGATATTGACAATAACAAATCAATAATACCAATTCAAACCAACACAAATGCCTCTGATAGAATAACATTAACAGGAACTGCTCCTGAATCTTTTGTATTAGCAGGCGCAGCTTTTCTAGAAGAAATAACTAATTCGTTCACTCAAACTGATTTCCAAATTCAAACTATAGTAGTTCCAACAAATGAAGCAGCAATAAACACCACAACTAATCAAAATGCGGTTTGTTATAATAATGATAATTCTGGTGGTGATATAACTATTGGTTGGGAAGATGGTGGTGTTGATGATAAAAAATGCATTATCGGCGCTGAATTTGCAATAGTAGAAAAGGTTTTATATTTTGATCCAAATGGCACAAACAATCCTGGATTTTTTGATTCAGATATGAATATATGGATAACCACTAATTTAGCATGGAATTTAGATCCCAGTGGTGGCGGTGCAGCAGGACCGTTATTGCCATGGACTAATGGATTGAATGATGTTGCTGTTATAAGCAATGATTATGGATCTAGTGTTGGAATAGTTGTAGTAGATGATTTTATATTTAATAATGGATTGGAATTTAGAGGTAATGATGAAAATATCAGTTTTGTTGATAACAATACAAATAAAATAACAATCAAAGGTTTGTTATATCTTGATGATGCCGAAGTTACGTTTGAAAACATAATTACAGGTAATGTAGAAGTTACTATGAGTTCTAGTCCCGGTCTATATCTAAATCTTGAACCAATAACAGGTACATGGCAATTTAACAATGGAGATGTTTTTATAAATGGAAGTTTACAAGATTTTATTCATTTAATTCTTGAAGGTGGTGTAAATTTTCAATTAGATAGTAATAGCAATATCATATCATCTCTTTCAGGTACTTCTTCAAGCGCAGAAATTGATTGCAATGTCATAGACGATACATATAGTTTAATAGTTAATCAAGAAAAAGATACCACATATGAGGGTATTATTGATGACAATCCTAGTTCTTTTATACCAATTATAAAACACGGAAAGGGTTCATTAACATTAAATGGTCAAATTACTGCAAGTAGTGATGCACCAGCAAATGAAGTACACCAAGGCATGTTAGTAATGAATAGTGACATTAATAGTGTTAATGTAGAGGTGGATGTATTTGGCGGAACATTAGCAGGGGCAGGACGTGTAGACAATATTACCGTATATAAAGGTGGAACATTAAATCCAGGTAATCCAGATGAAGTTTATGCTGAGGATTTTCTTCAGTTTGATTTCACTGATTTTAATGCTACCAATGGAGTGCCATTAACAAATACTTCCGTATTAGCAAATGGTGTTGATTTAGTACAAGGCTTAGATTTAGCATCTGATTGGATTGGAACTCTTACTAGAGTAGATGAAGATGATGTTTTTACGTGGTATGGAAATTTTAGTGCAGTAGAAACAACTAAACTGTATCAAGCAATTAATAATAATTATTATATGAATTTTGTTATTAAGCCGGAATATGATCATATATTAGATCTTAGTGGATCTCAATTAAAAATGACGTATAATAAAAATTTTCACGCACCAAGACATTATTCATTATTTACAAGTGTTGATGGGTTTAAAACGCCATTTAAAGCAGTTGATAATATTTTAACTTCGAGAAATAAAGTTACAAACTCCCCTACAATAGAATTTAATCTTACAGATAGTAGATTTAGTTCTATTATTGAACCAATAGAATTTCGCATTTATTTTTATGGTTGCCTATATAATAACCACCCTTTTACTGTTACTGATATGTCATTACTTGATGGGCGTGTTCATCCTCCAACAGAAATACCAGGAATATTTGATATTCAAAATAATTGTACAATTAAAGGTACATATAAATGTGATTTTTGTGGTGTATCAAACATAGCTGATAAATTAATTGTTGGTGATGATTTAACACTAGAAAGCGATTCTCGTTTTGTGGGAATACAAAAATATTGTCAAGTAAATAAAGTACCTAATGGAACTTTTACAAATGATTTTCGGAGAAATTCTGGTACTACACAATCAGATGATATAGATAACGGTTGGACAGAACCTGGATCTGCTAGATGGTCATGGAATTCTTTAGATAATACAGGCGCAGTATTAGGGGATGATGGCGCAATTATTATGTGTAATTGGTTTACTGATAACTACGCTATTAAAGGCAATGCAATTTTAAAGTTTAGAGCAAGAAATATAAATGGATCATATTTACCAAATACACTTAGAGCAGAAGTACAAGGAGTGCGCCATGCTCCATCGGGACCAGGATTTTCTAATTGGAATTGGTCACAATATAATGACAGTTGGACAAATTACCTCCCTCTTCCAGTTCCAGAATTGTTAATAAATAAAACATTTACATTCACTGAAGATTTTGAGTGGAAAGTATTTAACATAAGCATTGGAAATGTGGGAAATGGTTATCCATACTACTTAATACGTATTGGTGTAGTAGTAGGCACTGATGTAAGACCAACGCAAGGTGATGAACTTGAAATAGATGATGTTGAATTATTAAGTTCAAACAATAAAGATTATACACTTCAAGAGGTTGCTGTTGCAGCATCTAATACAGTTAATGGAACATTTTTCTTGCCTACATATTTCTTAACATATTCATTGACTAATATTTTAGCCCAATATGATGATAAAGGCGGATTAGGGCCTGATTTTAGGACTGTTGGCGAAAGTTTAATATTTAGTAATAGAAATTTAAATGTTGCGCATATAGAAACATTATCAGGAACACATTGGCAATATCAATTACCTAATGTTGTTGGAGAAACAAATGTTACTAGAGGTGGATTTACAACAAATGAATGGTATCCAACTTTATCGGTGGTGGTCCAAGATATAAATGAAAGTGTAGAGTGGGATAAAATATCTGGTAATGCGTCATTTGATGAAACAAACAAATTTACAATAATTGTAACAAATGAAAATTCATATTCAGAAATGGTATATAGTAATTTATTTGAAGGACCAACAAATGCGTTTGAAGGAGAATACAGCTATATTAATAGATATAGATATGAATGGATAGACAGAAGTACAAATACAATAACAGTAGTATCTAATTTAGCAGTTGTTAACTTTTATTTATATGAATGGGGTGGTGATCCTATTTTAATTTCATCAGGTGCTGTGGATAATTTAACATCTATAGGCTCACCTGTATTGGGTAGTATTTCAGGTACATTCAGCGTAACAAATGATTTTTATTATGGTGTGCGTTATTATCATGGTCAGCACGATGTAGAAGCTGCTGCTGGTGGTGGAGGAGGATCTACTACTACAGGTGTAAGTTTTGTTGATGGCAGCGAAGGCGGTGCAACATTTACGTCTCCTAATAAGTTTATATTTACTATTAGTGATTTTGTCGGTCAAGATTATGATAATATGATTTGGAGCAATCAATTACCAGCAGGTACATATTATTACACAAACATATATTCGTACAGCCATTTTGGAGGTGACGATGGTTTTGGTGTGCCTGATATTGACTCTGTATCTGGAGATGATTATATTGTATATGAGTGGGATATAAGTTATGCAAATGCATCAAACGTAGGCTCATCAGCAAGTGAAAGTTTAACAAATGGCGTAACAAAAATACTTACAAATTCAGGATCATTTCTTGCAACAAATAGTTTTTATTTCGGTACGCGTTTTGCGTCTGGTACTGTTGATAGTGGCAATGCTAATTCTATTGTAACTAATTTATATGTAACACTAACGTCTGGAAGCACTGGAGGAGGTACACAAGAAATAGCAACTATTGAAGCACAAGCAAGAACAATTGATTTTGATGCTGAAAATTATGCATTTTTTGGTGAGTTTTTAGATAACGGCAGTGTGAAGTTAGGAGAAAATTTGCAAGAGGGAGCTATTATTTATACAAATAGAGTAGATGTAACAAAACCATTTGTAATTCAATATTTTGTTAGTATTGAAGAGTCTGGTGGCGCATATGGAGTTGGTTTTCAAAATAGTGCAACTGCAAATGCAGATAGTGGTGGCGACCCGTCGGATGCCAATTCTATTTTTGTAAGAAATAGAGATGCTGCAAATGAAATCATTATTTATGAAGGTTCTAGTCAAGCGACTAGTTTTGATGTAGATGGTGGTTATCTTCGTAATGGCTTGTTTTATATAACACATGCTTTTGATGGTGAAAGACAATTTAGAGGATCATGGCATAAATATAATGATACAAACGAAATAATAATTAAACATGTGTTTGATGAACCTCTTGAAGATATTATTGGAACAAACACAGCACATATATATGTATCAGGCAATAATAATGATGGTATTTATTATTATGGATTAAATGTCTCTACAGGTAAATATTTAATAACAGAGGATTTGGATGTTGAAAATATGTTTGGTCGATTCCACTTTAATACAATTGAAAATAACATCTATTTAGGCGAGCGTGCAGGCGAGAGCACAACAAGTACAACTAACAGCACTATTGTTGGAAAACGTGCAGGCTTTAATGGTGATAATAGCCAAAGTGTAATATTTGGTGCAGGAGCAGGAGAACAATAATGAAAAGAATTTTAATATTTTTATTGATCATCTCAAGTGTATTTGCTTTTGGTGAAGGCGGGTTAAATACACGAATTAAAAACACAGATAATACATTCGTTTTTATAACAAATAAATTAAGTGTTGTTGGTGGGGTTGAAACAAGATCAATTGATATTACAGATGTTGAAGTATATGACAGTTTAACCTTTACTGATAATAGAACATTTGTATTAGAAGATGGCTCTACTATTATTGGTCAATATGCAGGAATAATTACACCTGGAACTAATGTTACTATAATGGGTTATCGCGCTGGTATGACGAATGCCGTAGATTATTTAGTTGCATATGGTCATGCTGCAGCAAGAGGTAATATTGGACCATTTGTGACAGCTATAGGTTATGAATCAGCAGCAGATAATCAAGGCGAAAATGTAATAACGATAGGCTATCAAGCAGGAAGAATAAACACAGGAGATGATTCGGTTTTTATTGGGAAGAGTGCAGGTGAAGAAAACGATGGCGGTGGTGTTGTAGGTATTGGTGTGAATGCAATAAAAAGTAATACAGAAGATGATGTAATTGCTATTGGTAATTATGCGCTTGAAAATAATACAGGAATAGAAAGCATTGGTATAGGGCGTGCTGCATTACAAGAAAACACAGGTGATGGTGCAATAGCAATTGGTTATCAAGCTGGACAAAATAATAATTCTGATTTTGTTTGTTTTATGGGTAATGAAGCAGCAGAGAATTTAACAGATTCTGAATATGCAGTTGTAATTGGATATCAAGCTGGACAAAATGGCAATACATTTTCTAATAGTGTTATAATTGGATCACATGCTGGTCAGAATGCTACTAATTTAATAGATTGTGTTACTATGGGATATAATGCATTAAAAGATGCTCAAGATGTTTCTCATGTAAATGCAATTGGGTATTTAGCAGGACAAGATATTAAAAACATTGATAATATAACATTATTTTCAGGTGGTAGTAATGCCCATTATTTTATTGCTGGTTCCATTAATAATGAGGTAGGATCTGGCTATTACGGCATAATGACCACAAATGCTGGTTCGGTTACAAATTCTGAATATTTATATTTTGCTGATTTAAATGGTGATGGTAGAGAAGAACGTTATTTTGGCAAGTATAATGAAAAGCCGGATGCATCAAGAATTTATAGCAATGGAATTGCTCTACTTAATATGAAAGGTAATTTTGTTGTTGAAGATACAGGAACTACTACTTTACATTTCAGAGTAGAATATTCATTGGATCGAACATTTGCGACAACAAATTACTCGGTTGAATCTGATTCAGATCAAAGCGCGTTTAAGTATATTGACTTAGACACTTATACCTATTCTAATTTTCCAAGTACAGGATTGCCTTTAAAAGATCAAAACGCTGCAGAGAGTTTCGTGGTTTGCACATGGTCAGAAGCAATTATAGGTTATAAGTATTATGTAAGAGCGGCAGTTGAAACAAATTCACCAAGTTGGACAAGTCCCGAATGGAAATTTAATCGTGTAATGGTAGCTGAATAATGAGAAATATTTTAATAATAATCTTAATTTTAATTACATCAGGTCTTTATGGTGCTGATGATATCATTTTTGGTTATGAAGCAGGTAAAGGTACGCCAAGTGATAATTACAACATCACAATTGGGTATCAATCTGGCACTGATAGTGCTTATGATGAAAACAATATCAACATTGGTAATAATTTAAATGATTCATTGATTGATCTTACAAATGGAATTGCAATTGGATATAATAATATAAGAGAACCACAAGAATTTGACAATCCTATTAGTATTGGTTACAGTAATCAGTTTAATATAACATCTTACAGAACTATTACTATAGGTAATAGATGGTTTAATTATGGACAAATAAATAAATATGCTAATTCTGAACCAGAAAGAAATCGTATTACTAATCAAAATTTTGCTTGTAGTAATGCAATAGCAATTGGATTTGATAATAGATTAAATTTTAACAATCGTGCTTATGTTCGTATGGCCGGAAATAAAAATGGAATTTATTTTGGTCATGAATCTGGAATGAATGAAATGGTAGATCATTACCCAATGAATAATGCAATTGGTGCAGGTATATTTTCAGATTTTACAGATCAAAATGAAAACCCCCCACAAGCAAAACCTAATTATTTTACATTTATGATAGGCGGCGAAGCTGCTAAATATCAAGTAAATGGACCAACTAATTTATGTTATGCTATTGGTTTAGGAAGAGGTGCTTTTTATAGATCTAGATTGAACACAGATTATAGTAGTCCAAATAGAGAATGCAGTCAAATTGGAATTGGTTCGTGGTCAGGATTTAGAGGAGCATTTAAAACATCAGTTACATTAACAGGTGATAAATTTTCTGATTATTTTGTAGCAGGGTTAAATACTAATCATAGTTATATTGGACACGGACATAAAAAATATTATGATTTTAATGCGTATAGAGATGATGATGGTAGTAGTTATACAAAAACATTTTCTTTTACAGAATATTTAACCAATCAAGTAAATGATGTTCATTATTTTATAGATAATGATCCAAACACAAATTATTTTTGGCCTCCTGGATTTACAAATAATTATTGGACATCATTTACATCAGGGTATACAGATGCAGAAGATCCAAGTTATCAAAATACAAATATTAATGGGGAACTAATATTCTTTTATTATGGTAATGGTAGCAGTAATGGGTGGTATGTATATCAAGGATATCCAACCAATTTAATTGCATATCACCCTTTAAACAATAAAAGGTCATTAGATTCGAAACTTGATGATGAATGGGAAAGTTTTGATTTAGTATATACAAATCTTAGTCGTGTTGATTTTATAAGACCAGTTAGAGGTTGGATTCCTTTTAAAACAAATGAATTCATTCATCCTACATCTCCTGTTAAATTTTATGGTGGGTTATATTTATCTAATTATGAAGGAAGAGTTACAAGTGGAAATATAAATTTAATTCCAGCAGATGAAAATTATCCAAGAGGTGTAGCTTATTTAGCGTATAGCGGTGCTGGTTCACAAAACGCAGACTTTCAGGAATGGTGGATAATTCATTATATAACAACTAATGAATTTTTAAATCAACCAGATGCATTTAATAGATTTACTAAATTTGTTTTAAGAGGGGATTTAGGAGGCGGGGCTGTTGATAAAAGATGGCATTTGATTCGTGATTCTGGTCAATATTGGGTTTCAGAAGAAAAAGTTATATCCGACTTTAGTGAAATAACAGATTTTAATAATAATCCAGACGAACAATGGGCGCCTTTTACAATTACTACAAATAATTGGAGAGTTTACACATCAGCATTAACATACCAAACTAAATCTTTTACTAATATTCAAGGTATTGGTTTTATATCACAAAAAACAGAAGGTAATGCTTTAAATTTTGATATTTCTGACATTATATATGAAGATTCACCGCAATATTATGGAAATAGAGGAACAAGTGGAAGAATTAATCAGTTAGAAGAGGATGAGTTTTTAATCAGTCCACAAAATAATTTTGTAGAAGATGATATTATTATAACGCATTTAGATGGAAACTTTATTGTTGATGGTACCACAAACGTTCATTTTTGGGTACAGACAAGCACTGATGAGCAATTTAGTGTTACCAATGGATCTATTAGATCGAATATAGAAACACAGAATTTTGAGTATATAGATTTAACAGATTATTCATTTGCAGATTTTACAACAAATGGTTTATCTGTAGATGATCAAGATGCAGAAGTTGGATTAGTTATTTGTACATGGGATAGAGGGTTGCGTGAAACTAAATATTTTATAAGAGCAGCAATGGAAACAAACAATCCACCAACTTGGTCAAACCCTATATGGAAGTTTAATGAAGTGGAGATGACAAAATGATATAGTATGTCTGTTGCGGAGATACAGGCACTTATAGACGCTATTAAATCGGAAAGCAAATGAAAACATATAGATTTGATAAGTTAATAAAAGAAGCGATTGATGGTTTAGATTCTTTCGGGTCTAAATTTGATAAGTTAATAAAAGAAGCGATTGATGGTTTAGATTTACCTAGTAATTTTGAATGTTCTTTCGGGTCTTGTATGCTTGCAGCAAAAATTTTGGTTAGAAAACTTCTTAGATTGGGCAGAAATGATTTTAAGGTTATTGAAGGATATATAACATTTCCAAATGTGGAATGGAATGAACAGCATACTTGGATTGAGATGGATGATGGTGAAATTATTGATCCAACTAAAATGCAATGGGGAATTAAAAAAGAAATTGTTTATTTATCATTGCGAAGAAAAGAATATACACCTTATGAGTACCTTGAGCTTGCTGCAAAGTATCCAGATGAAGATAATCCAAAAAAATATTTGGGAAATTACCAGTATATAGGTAAGTGTGGTTCAACAGTTGATGATTCATGTATTTGGGATGCAACAGAGATGGCACAGTTAATAGATGATTCTAGTCCATTAGATATAGAGGGAATTTATCCATTTATTTCTAATAAATTAAAACAAAAGGTGGATGACAATTATTTTAACTTTAAATGCAGGATTAATGGTAATATTGCATTTGTTTATGATATAAATAATAATATTTATTATTTTTATAAGAAATCATGATAAGGAATAAAAATGAATACTAAAAATAAACTATTCACACTCTACTGGATATATGTAATAATTTTATTTACATTTATATTCGGAACGAATCTTGGACATGGACAGGCTAAGAAATTTTTTATACAAAATAATGGTGATGTTTATGTTACTAATTCTATTATATTAAATAATGGTATACTTACATACAATAATGGAAACTTATTAGTAGATGGAGGCACAATAGAAGGAGGTACTGGTATATGGAATCATGTTGCTACCACTAACATTGATATGGCAGATAATGATATTACTAATGCTGGTAATATTTATTGTGATGATATATTTGCTGCTTCTAATTCCATTTATCTCGGCGAAGGCAAATTATCATATGAAGGTGGAACTTTAAAAGTTGATGATAGTCCAGTTGGAGGTGGAGATGGTGGTGTTACTTCTACATGGGAAACAGTTTGGATATCTTCTGGCGCAATGTATCCTGGGTATTATAATCCTCCACAAGCGGTAAAAGCCACATTTGCAGGTAGAGATCCTACATATGATTTTTGGGCTTTTGATTGGCAGTATACAAATGAAAATGCTATATTTACGCATGTATTTCCTGATGGCTGGAATAAAGAAGAACCGCTTAATGTCAAATTGTATTGGACGCCATCAGTATTTACAGGGGATAGTGAAGGAGCACCCAATGACAGGTATATTGGATTTTGGGTTAGTGCTGTATCGTTTATTGATGGGGGTGATGCAGATGATAGTAATATTGTTACTCCGGGTACAGGTGATGTATTTGTTATTGATAGCACCTTTGACAACGGAGCAGAAGGAATGTATATTTCTACATCAATAGTTGTAGGAGTACATAATCAACATACAAATACACCAGGAAACATGGTTTATTTTCAACTGACACGCGATCATGATTTTGATGGCGGCGGCACTAAGATGAGTGCAGATTGTGGTGTTCATGGGTTATTAATTAGATATAAGAAAAATATGGTAGTAACAGATGATTGGTAAAAATTATTGGTTTATATTGTTTTTAATTCCTACGTTAGTGTTTGGACAACATCATCGACGTAAGTGGGCATGGGATAAAACAGCTGGTATTGGAAATTCTGGCACAGGCTATGTATTCTTTGTTTGCAGTGATGGTAACCGGGCATTACGTTGCTGGGAATGGCTACATGCTACGCGTGAATTTGGTGAAAGAGTATATATTGATTATCCTAGAGATGGAAAAATAGGTAATTGGACAACAAGTGCCGGTAGAGGGGTTTCTATTTCACCAGTTAATAACAACGAGGTATTGTTGGCATTTGCTGGCAATGAAAGATTTTATATTCATAATTATGATGAGAATATGGATAATGTTATATATGGTAGAGATTATTATCTTGCAGGCAATGATAGTGTTCCAAGTGCGCATACTTGGGCGAAAAACGGCGAAGCCATTGCTTGCGGGACTGGAAATTCACCTCATTTACATATATGGAAAGTGCATCCAAATGTAGGATTTGGACCAAGAGTTAATTTTACAAATGTTATAGTAAGTGATATAGATGCAGTTGCTTGGTCGCCTAGTAATGACTGGATAGCCATAACAGATTTAGGACAAAGTATTAAGCCTGTTGTTTTTGCATGGGAACCTGAAACAGCAAATGGTTTGGGTGTTAGGCATGCTCCTACTGAGGGAAGCACAGCATCTCGTGTCAGATCTTTGGATTGGTCTGATAATCAGAATTATCTTTTTGTAGGAGCAGACAACAGGCTAGAAGCATATGAATGGACAAATGGATTTGGGGCATATACTTATTTATCACATTCACTTATTCATGATGTTGAATATTTTAAACAAGGTACTAATGAATATGTTGCAGTAGTTGGGATAAATCAAACTACACCCCCTGGAAATGGAAGATTGTCTGTATATCAATGGACAAATGGTTTTGGTACGCGTTACACTACTAATACATATGCTTCTATTAGTGGCAGTCAAGGTATAGATGTAGCAGTTGTGTCTAATCGTTTTATTTTTATGTCAATAATTTATCCTGATAGAGTAATGGCGTTTGAGTTTACGAATAATACCTTTTATTTCTTATCTGCTATTACAAACAATGAGTGGGATACAATTAGCAATATTGCTATTAGTTTCGATGATAAACAAAAATAATAAATAAATAATTGAAAGGAGATATAACATGGCAGAATTCCATGAATTAAATTTAGAAGATATTAAACCGGATGGAGTTAATCCTCTTCCAGCACAAGCTTTAAATGGTGTATATGAAAGTGTACAATATAAAGCTGACTTAGATGATGCATACGATCCAAAGAATTGGAAAATTGAAGTAAATGCAAATTTGGCTATTGATAATAATTTTCCAAATCCTAATGGTGATGTACAATTAATGCCTTATATGCGTTTTAAAATGCGTACTAAAGTGGTAAAAGAAGAAATTGAAGCAGTTGCAGGAAAAGATATTGGCAATTGTACAACCAATGAAAGAAAAGAGATTGTAAAGCAGATAGCTGTTCAAAAAATCCTTATTGCATTGGGAATTATACCAGTCCCAGAATAAATAAAAAAGATATTATGTTTCCAATAGAAAAGGGAGGAATAATCCTCCCTTTTTTTTATAATTATTTATGAAAGGATTTTTAAAACATGGATATAACACAACAATTAGAACGAGCTAATAAAATTTTATGTGTCACAGCAAAATTGGCTAATGAAGTGGTGTCTTCTAATGGTATGTCTATAAAAGATTTTTTAAGTATCATTGGAGAGGGGTTAAATCTTCAATTAGTAGCTGTAGTAAAAAAAGATATAATGCATGTAGAAAATAATTGTGTATGTGACTTCTGGGTAAAAGAAGAAAAATCATTTAAATTCGAGAATGTCCTTTGCAATAATTGTTATCGCAAGGGTTTATCTGTATGCAAATGTATTCAAATGGACAAGCCGTTTAGTGGCAAAATAAAGGATTTACAATTTAGTGATTGTAAAGTCAAAAACGTATTTGCATCTAATTTAAATGAAGAATTCAACATATCAATTATACCATTGCATAAGAAAAATGAAGTTTGGGGAACTATATGCTTTTGCAGGGAGAATAACGGGTTATGGACGAATAAAGAAATGGAAGCTCTTAATACTATTGGACAATTATTAATAGTATTAATAGATAAAGAACTCGAAGATCAAAATATGATCTTCACAATTAGAAAGAAATTTGAAAATTTAAAAGTAATTGCCTCATAAAGCGGAGTTAAAATGGCTGAGAATACTATCATAGCCCAATTAGTAGATTCCCTTACTACCTCATTAGGTTCTATATTAGGGAAATTAGAATCTAATAAGGAAACACTATCTAGAATTGAACATTTAATCAACAATAATATCAGCCCAAAAGTAAATGATATTGAGGATGTTACTAAAGATTTAGACAACATTAATCGTTCTTTAATTGAAATATCAAAATATGGTCAACAAATTCAATATTTTGTTGAGCAATTAAAAGGAATTAAAGATTCCGTTGAACCTGTAGAAAAAATAAAAGATAATATTAAGGATCTTTTGGACAATGCTTCTATTATTGGTGATATAAATAATTTATTAAAAAATATTAATGAAAAGCTGGAACAAGACGAAAATGAAATTCAAGAAATTCATAAAAAAGTTACACCAGTTTCTGATTTTGTTAATTTAATAAGCAAGCCAACGAATGCAATTATTGTTACATTTACTGTGTTGGGTGTATTAGCAAGTGTACAATGGGGTATATTTAAAATTATTAAATATTTTGAGCCACCTCCAAAAAAGCCGGCTATACAACAAGTTGTAGTAACAAATACTGTGTATAAAACTACACAGAAAAAAAATCCATAAAAAACATTTGAAAAATGATTTATTATATAGTAAATAATTATACAATGAAAAGTTTAAAATCAAAATCGTTATTGCTCAAATCCCTTTTAGGAGATTGGGTCTGATTCTGTTTTAATCTTAATTGTTATTTAGACCCGATCAAATTAGATCGGGTTTTTTTTGTATTTTTTTATTGCATTTACTGAAAAAATTTTATATAATAAGAAAAAGTAGTAAAAAAAGAGGTGTTTAAAGTATGAGATGTAATGTTGGTGTTAATCCAGAATATTTAGCAGATCAGCATTTAATAGCAGAATATCGTGAATTGCCTATGATTTTAGGTTCATTGAGATGTAATAAGTGGGTTATAAAATCTGCAATACCTAAAAAGTTTAAATTAAATAAAGGGCATATGAATTTTTTGAAAGAAAAATTGCTATATATTCAAAGAAGGCATGAAGCAGTTAAAAAAGAAATGACTTATCGTAAATTTAAATGTGATGCATTAAGTATTGATTTAGAACATGTGCCGATAGAATTTTGTAATGATTGGAATCCTAATATAAATGATTCTCTTATTATAAGAGAACGTATTATATTTAAATTAGAAAATAAACCAGATTATTGGAGATTCCGAAGTAAGAAAATAGATATAGAATATTTAATAACATGGGTAAAGTATGGAAAATTATTCTATGTATAATTTGAATAATAAAGTAGTAAAATGGACAATAAAAAAAAGTGATGTCCCTTTAGAATGGCGAACTATAGTGTTTACTTATGTAAAACCATATTCATCATGGGATGTCGCATCAATAAATAAAGATAAATTACAAGTTCATCGTATAAATGCTAAAATATTAACAAGAACAAATAATGAACGATTAATAAGCCAAGGAGGAATGTTTGATCCAGAATATGAGGGTACTGAAATATTAGAAGTAATGAGTAAAGAAGAATTTTTTACTAAATATACTAAAGTATCACTTAATTTTATGAAGCACAAAGATCTTTATGATAAAATAATTGAATGGGTGCCAATAAAACCGGCCCATATACCAAGAACGAATAAATGTTTAAGTCATAAGTTAGCATTAAATTTATCTATTATAAAAAGTTTTATAATTTTAATAAAGAAATATTCAACATGGAAAATATTTTGTTACAATGGACCGGAGCAGCGATGGGAAAAAGATGAGAATTCAGATATGTTATTGGGCATATCTGGAACAGGCAGGGTTGGGGATGGCTATGTTAGCGAATTGATAGAAACTGGGTATATAGTTAATGTTTGGACTAAAGAAGAATTTAATGAAAAAATATTTCCAGACATAATGCTGGATATAATGTAAAAAAAGGGAGATTGGCAGAACGGCAAATGCACCTGTCTTGAAAACAGGCTTCGGGTAAAACCGGACGGGGGGTCGGAACCCTCATCTCCCGCCAAAATTTAATAAGAGTAGGAGTAATATGATATTGCTTACATTTCTTGTAGGTATTTTTGTAGGTATTTTAATTTCAACTATAGTGGTTGCAGTAATATGTTTTAAAGCATTTAAAATTAAAAACGGTAAAAAGAAAAAGAATTTAAAATTTCACTTGAAAAATAAGAGTGTAAAGGTTAAAATTAAAAGAGATTCAGTGAAAATTGAAAGAAATAAACAAAGTACAATTTCATAATGGGCTCGTGACGGAATTAGGCATACGTGCTAGTCTTAGAAACTAGATTTTGGGGGTTCGAATCCCCCCGAGCCTACCAATTTGAGAATCTGGAGTAAAATAATGTATGTTAAAATGATGGAAGTATACCGGGAGTACGGCTATGATATAAAAGCTGGATTACCCTCGCATTTATTTTGGGGGTTTTCTGGTACTGGTGGTGCTGCATTATATAAAAATGGTAAACGATTAAAGACTGGTGGTGGAGTAAGTAGAGATGAGGTGTATCTCATCAATGATATTTGCAAAACTATAAAGCTTAAAAATGTATTTATCATTGGAAATGCATTCGGATGGAGTACACTAGCATTTGCTTTTGCCGGTGCTGAAAGAGTCATTGCACTTGACGCTTGTTGTGAAGGAGCCGATAATAAAGAAGGAATTAAGCTTACTCGTGATATTATTGAAAATGAGGATCTTAATGCTAAAGTCATTATTGGCAAATCACCTGAGTATATTCCTTCAGTTGCCGATATTATTATGCCTGAAGTTGATTTAGTGTTTATTGATGGATATCATAGCAACTCTCAATTGATTCAAGATTTTGAGGCTTGCAAGAAACATTGGCCTAATGCAATATATCACGAG